ATTTAAATCTCTATCGTGATGTTCGTTACAAGAAGGACAAGTCCATTCTCTAATGGAAAGATTTAAATCTTGATATATCCATCCGCAATTAGAACAAGTTTTACTAGATGGAAAAAATCTATCAATTTTAACAAAAGATTTATCATTCCATTTTGACTTATATTCTAACATTGTATAGAACATACCTAAACTAACATCAGATAATGATTGTGCTAACTTATGATTTTTCATCATATTTTTAACTGACAAATCTTCTACAGATATAATGTCGTGGTTTTTGACAATTTCTGTAGATATTTTATGTAAATAATCTTTTCTGATATTAGTTATTTTTTCGTGAGTTAAAGATAATTTAATTTTTTGTTTTTGTCTACTATTACTACCTTTTTGTTTTTTAGATAGTTGTCTTTGTTGGCCATTCCAGAAAACGTTTTGTTATAAATATTAAAAAGAGCCTCATTTTTGAGGCCCTTTAATTTTTACTAATAAAATATTTTATATTATACTGTTGGGATTTCTACAATCTCAAATGTAGAACCAGTAGACATAGCTTCTAATGAACCAGTAATATTTTCAGTAACAAACAACAAATATTTGTTTACTACGTTGTCACCAGTATTGTCAACTGAGGCAGAAGCGTTTTCTACGTAGAAAGGAAAACATGCAATATGACTAGAACCAGAAGCGTAAGCCTCTTGGCTATGATACATAAAGCAGTCAACAGGAGTCTGGCCGCCGTCAGCGGGCATGTGAAGGACAAGACGGAAATAAGGGGTTGTGTACGTTCCGTAGTTGTATTCAAAGGTTGAGGTTGATTGAATTGCCATAATTATATTTTATTATATATATCTTGATTATCTACAAAAGACAGAATTTTTGTAAAATGTTTGTATTCTGTGAAAACATATTTACAAAAATTCTTTACTATGTCAAAAAATAGTAATATTTATAATTTAACTAAACACAACTAAAACCACCTTTCATCCCACAAACTAAAGATTTGTGGGTTTTTCGGTGGAATTATATAAATTATCAAGAGAAATTAACTGTCTTAAGATTTTTAACCCTAACATTGATATCTTTACTAGGGTATCTAACTTGATATGTTTGATTTGGTTGGGCGAATATTGTATCATCAATTAATTCAATTTGTCTTGTTTCATTGTCGACATATCTTTGAGATGTTTGAGATGAAGAATACTGACCACCTACTTTATTAAAGAATAACATATCAGATAAAGCAATAACACCGTTCTCACTTTGAATCAACCTTCTCAGTTCAGATACAAATACGTTTTCACCCATTTGTCTATTTAATGGGCTAAAAAATTCACTAACAATATTAATAATTTGCGATATTACAGTGCCCTGATTTTGACTGTTATCCAAAACAACATCAATGGTTATCCCTAAATCAATAACGTTAGCAGTTTCAATTGATATGTAGTCATTTATCATTCTATAGTTAGACAAATAATTTGCAACATTATTTTTAAGAGTATTTGAAACTATTTCGGTCAATGAACCTGCCTCGTCATAAGATAACATTTGAATTTTAATCTTATTATTTTCCTCGGTTATCGCAACTTTAGCGGGTGCTCCGAATTGTGATGGCATTGTTCTAATTAATGAATCATAATCATTAACGGTTACCGCTCTGTTTTGTGCTGAAAAATTAAATGATACCAAATTTCTAACTTCTTCTGTTGTTGGGAAATTAGCCCCACCAATTGCCGCGGTCACGTTAGTACATCTTAACGACCTAGTAACTGATGTATTAACAGATTCTGAAGGTCCATTAACAAAAAATGAAATTGTACCAATTTGTGTTATTACATTAACACCTAAATTAGATGCGGTTCCACCACCAATTCTATATTGAACAAATAATGTTGAGTTTGCCTTTAAAACACTACCTAACGCAAAATTATTTGAATATTTATTCAAGTTTAATGAGAATCCGTTTCTGGCAAATTCTCTTAATTGTTCATCAGCAGATTGGCTACCACCACCAAAAGTCATTTTCATAAAACCTTCGGGAGTATACTCAGTTATAAACTTATCGTTAGTTTCAATATATCTACCAACTTTAATACCAGGTGAATCCGATACTTTTGTTGGGTCTTCAACAAATACTCTACTTTCAGCCAAAGCTTTTACTTCATACCATCTATTATCCAACCCTAAAAATTCTTGTGTTGTTGGTACATTTGCGTACTGAGTACCGTCTTTAAGTAATATACTTGTTACTCCTAATACATTTTTTTCAGGTAAAAATATTTCTAAAAATGGTCTAACATCAACAGGTGTAATAACTCTTTTAAAAACTTTTGTCGTTCCATTAACCACAGTTTCTCTTTTAACTATGGTATAGTTAAGTAGTTTGTTGTTAGCATCAAAATTTGGTATTTTTAACCTGTTAGGAAACCCATCACCTCCAATTGGGGATGCAAAATCAATATCATATACGGTTTCAAATGTTTGACCTCCACCATTAACTTGTGAACCTCTTCTTAATACCCCACAATATCTTATATCTTCTTTATCACCAAAAGCGGGCACAGTTATTGAAAAATCAACTAAAGCCACGGAAGGTCTCATACCAGGAACTTTTAATCCGTATGTTCTAGCAATATTATAAATTGATGATTTTTGTTGAGCGTACTGTAATACCGTTTCTTGTATACTCCTATCTATATTGAATTGTAGGTTATCAGTTACCGCAGCATTTAAATCCATTAAAACTGAAAAAACCGAAGCGTCATTAAAGTTATCAATGACTTCAGGATAATAAGTTCTTGTAAAATTTATTAACTCAGTCCTAATTGATTGGAAATCTCTTGTCGTATATGATATTTTTTTGTTAGCCATATATCATTAAATATTTAATATTATAAAATCTGAAGATTCCAAAGCACTATCAGTTATTGTATAATCAATTTTAACTTTAGCAGTATGTTCCATAGTACCAATACCTGGTACCCTATAAACTCTATTATCGTTATTATCAATATATGTACCCTTGTCTTCTTCACCTTCAGATGCCGCGTTAACACTGATGTTAGTTATAGTTATACCTGGCATATAAGTTTCTACCGCTGACCTAATTTCTGCCGAAATTTCAGAAAAAGTAGGGCCATCTAAAGGTTCAAATATATATTCATATAATCTTGTACCAAAATCAGGTAAAAAATACCTACTACCTTTTCTAGTTAAAATTAAATGTATTAAATCGGTTCTAATCTCCTCATCATTAAGTTCGGACAAGTCAAAATAAGTTCCAGTAAATGAATCTCTAAAAGGAAAATTTATACCATATGTTTTACCATCAGCCATAACAATAAATATACATTTATATTATTTCTTTTAAATACATATAAAATAAAAAATCCCGACCTAGCTCGGGATAACACATCGGATAAATTATTATTTAAGAGGAACACCCAAAACACTCAAATTCCGAGTTTGTTGGTTTTTGAGGTAAATTAAGTTCTGAGTAATCAACTTTTGGTGGTTGGGGTGTTGGTTTTGGTTTTTCTATTTTAGAAATATCAACCGCCAAGTGTTTTGCCCCTGTTGAGATTGCTTTTGTTCTAACATAGTAACACATAGTTTTTAAACCTTTTCTCCAAGAGTGAAAATGTGACGAGGTTATTTTTGAAAGAGTTGGGTTACCCATATAGATATTCATAGATTGTGTTTGGTCTATAAAGGGTGCTCTGTCTGCCGCCATGTCAATTAACTCTCTTTGTGAAATTTCCCAAATAGTTCTATACTTTGGAATTAAATGTTCAATCCTTTTAACTTTTTTGTTATAGTTTTTGTCTTCAGGGTCAAGATAGTTATTGAAATTAATGTTTTGAATTGAACCTTCATTCATGATAATTTCATTCTTTAGGTCTTCACACCAAATACCAATCTTTTCAAAATCATTAATTAAATATTTGTTAACAATCATAATCTCACCCCCAACAACTCTTCTGTTAAAAATAGCCGAATGTGCGGGCTCTGTCATTTCATAAGAACCTGTAATTTTAGCCGAAGACGCAACGGGCATTTGTGCAGTAAACAAAGAATTACACACACCCCATTTAGCAACATCTTTCTTTAATTGATTCCAATCCCAAAATCCTGAAAGTTCATCTTCTTTGAGCCCCCACATATCAAATTGAAAAATACCTTGTGAAATTGGTGACCCATCAAAGAATTTATATGGTTTGTACTGTTCTGTTTCACATAACTCATTACTTTCACTAATTGCTGCATAGTATATAGTTTCAAAGATATCCTTGTTTAATTGACGAGCTTCATCGGAGGTGAAAATATAATCCAATAAATAAAATACATCTGCAAGTCCTTGAGTGCCGATTGCGATAGCTCTTTGTTCCATACCACCTTTTCTACCTTTCTCAGTAGAATAGTTATTAATATCAACAACTTTATTTAACGCTCTAACAACTTTTCTTGTCTCTTGATAAAGTAAATTAAAATCAAATTTACCATCACGAATAAAGTTTTTAAGAACCATTGATGATAAGGTGCAAATTGCAGTAGTCTCTTCGTCAGTATATTGAACAATCTCAGCACATAAATTAGATTGTTTAACAACACCAATATTTTTATGATTACTCTTATTGTTTACGTTATCTTTAGCCAACAAATATGGAACACCAGTTTCTATTTGAGATTCAATAATTTTTGTCCATATTGTTTGAGCGTTAACTTTTTTACCTAAACCTAAAGAAACCGCTTTATTATAATTGGATTCGTATTCTTCACCATAACATTCTTGAAGTGGTTTAATACCCGCTTTAATAATATCGTTAGGACAGAATAAATACCACTCTTCATTTTTCTCAACCGCTCTCATAAAATTATCTGGCAACCACAAAGCGGTAAATAAATCACGAGCCCTTAATTCTTCAGCACCTGTGTTCTTTTTAATCTCCAATAAATCAATAATGTCTTTGTGCCAAGGTTCCAAATAAATCGCAGCACTACCTGGTCTACGACCTTGTTGGTTAAAGAATCGTAAAGACTCGTTAACGATTTTCAAATATTTTAATAAACCGCCTGCGTATCCACCTGAAGTACTAATCCTACTTTCTTTACTTCTGATATTTGACATTGACAATCCAATACCCGCAGCGTCGGATGAATATGTTGAGATGTCTCTCATAGTACTCAATAAACCTTCTCTTGAGTCTGAATTGTTATAATGAAGAACACAAGACGCTAATTGAGGTACTTTAGTTCCTGCATTAATCATAATTGGTGTTGCGGGAGAAATTAATTGTTTTGATAACGAATTGTAATATTCAACCGCGTCTTCAAAATTTTTCGTAACCCAAAGAGCAACTCTCATGTACATGTGTTGGGGTCTTTCGATTGAAACACCATTAGGTGTTTTTAACAAATACATTTCTTGTAAAGAACGCCAAGCAAAATAATCAAAGTTATAATCATTTTCGTGATTAATAACTGAATCAATATTTTCTGACCCGTATTTACCGATAGTCTCAATTAGTATTTCATTAATAATACCATCAGAATAGAGTCTTTTCATTGTGTTTGAAAAGCTTTCATCGGTTTCTTTGTGGTAAGATGAAATAGCGACTGATGACGCAAGTCTAGAATAATCGTGATGACTACCTGTATATGAAGCAGCAATCTCATAGATTAATTTATCCAGTTCTTTAGTTGTAACCAAACCTTCAGTAGGTACTGAAGTTATCACTTTTATAAAAATTTCATCAGAGTTTATATTTAAACCCTTAGCGGCTCTTTTAACCCTATTGTATATCTTTTGAGGATTAAAAGATACTTCATCTCCATTCCTTTTTTTAATTTTTAACGACATAATATTTATTTTTTTTAATTAGAAATCATCAGTGAATGAAATAGTTTCATTCAATTTTGCTTTTTGATATTCAACGGTTCTCGATTCAAAGAAATTACCTTTAGTTTCAACCGCAATTTGTTCCATAAATTTAAAAGGTTGTTCAACATTAAATTGTTTTTTACATCCAAGTTTAACTAACAACCCATCAACAACGAATTCCAAATATTGTTTCATCAAATTAGAGTTCATACCAATTAAAGACACAGGTAACGACTCGGTAATAAATTCTTTTTCAATTTCTAACGCCGAAAGTAGAATTTCTTTAATTCTTTTTTCAGTTGGTCTATCTTGTATATGGTTATTTAATAGATGAATTGCAAAATCACAATGTAAGTTTTCATCTTTAAAAATTAAAGAATTAGCGTTACATAAACCTTGCATTAATCCTCTTGATTTCAACCAAAAGATAGAACAAAATGAACCTGAAAAGAAAATACCTTCAACGGCTGCGAAAGCAACAAGTCTTTCTTGGAAAGAAGCGTTCTTAATCCAATTAAGAGCCCATTCAGCCTTTTTCTTAACCGCGGGTAATCTTTCAATCGCATTAAAACATTCATCTTTTTCTTTAGGATTTGAAACGTAAGTGTCGATTAATAACGAATACATTAATGAATGGATATTCTCCATCATTAACTGAAAACCATAAAAGAATTTTGCTTCAGGATATTGAACTTCTTTTAGAAAATTCTCAGCAAGGTTTTCATTTACAATACCATCAGAAGCTGCAAAGAATGATAACACATTCTTAACAAAGTATTGTTCGTTTTCTGAAAGATTTTCCCAATCTCTAATATCGTTAGTTAAATCAACCTCTTCAGCCGTCCAAAAAGCTGCTTGGTGTTGTTTGTAATATTCCCAAATATCATTATGTTCAATAGGGAATATTACAAATCTGTTCGGGTTTTCTATTAATATATTTTCCATTTAATTTAATTATTTTGTTGTTCTTTTTGTTTTCTTCTGTCCATCAAATCTTTGATTCGTTGTCTATTTCGTTCTTCTTGTTGTTCTTCAAGACCCAAGAATGTTACTGAACTTTCAGTATCAATCTCCAACATT